GTGCAGGTTGGACAGCTACGGTTGGTTTAACTCCTGTAAGTACAGTTGCTTTTGGTAATAGCAACGCACACCAACTACAAAAATTCGGTTTAATTATCGTATTTGAAGCGGTTGCCTACGCAATCGACAATTGCGCTATTGAAAGCGCTGCAATCGACTTCGGCCTAGATGCTATTGCAAGTATTGCTTGGACTGGTCGCGGTACATCAATGCGTCAACTAAGTGCTACAACAGCTGTAGACGATGCTGCAAATGGTGAAGTAGACTTTACTGGTGGTTTAACTGGTAGTGCTAAGCTACGTGATGCAAACGCTAAGTACATTGCAAACAAGCTGTCTACAATGACATTGGCACGTACTACGTTTAACGGTCAAGGTGCAAAGAGCTATACTGTTGCCCTAACTGGTGGTACTTTAACAATTGCAAACAACCTAACATACCTAACACCAGCTAACCTGGGTACAGTTAACCAAGCTGTTACATACTTCACAGGTACACGCGCAATTACTGCTAGTGTAACCGCCTACCTAAAAACAGGTACAAACGAATCTAGCACTCTGCTAAGTGACCTGTTAACCAGCAGTGCACTTGATGATGAAAACCAGTTCAACTGCTCAATTCAACTAGGCGGTACTACTAACTCCAATAAAGTAGTGTTAGACATGCCGTTTACAATGGTTGGTATCCCAACTATTGCTAGCGAACAAGTTATCTCTACTACTATTAACTTAATGCCACAAGCAGGTTCTACAACCGCTTACGATATTGAGAATACAAACGAACTAACTGTTAAGTATTACGCAATCGCTTAATTAGAGATTGCATTTTCATAGAGACTGGGTTGATCTCCAGTCTCTCTTTTTCAATTATAATAGAATAACATGACAATTTCCCTAAAAACTCTCCTAGTACCATCTAAATCTGTTGAAGTCGAATACCCAGGAATGCCTGGATTTGTAGTCAACTTGGCATTTTTAAGTCGCGAAACATTGCTTAATATTCGCAAAAAGTCAACAAAGACTACTTTTAAAAATCGTCAAGCTGCCGAAGAATTCAACGAAGATTTATTCTTGCAACTATACGTAGAGAATGCTGTAAAAGGTTGGAAAGGTTTAAAACTTACCTATCTTGAACAACTAGCTCCAGTAGACTTAAGTGGTCAAGCGGACTTGGAAGCAGAACTGGAATATACACCAGAAAACGCGCTTTACTTAATGAAGAATTCTTCAAACTTTGACGGCTTTATTAGTGAACAGGTAACAGACCTGGGAAACTTTTCAACGACCAGCTCCAACAAGTAAATAAGCAGCTGGTCAGTTATATCCAAAACGGCTCGGTTAACATGACCAAAGAAGCATACTTTGAGATGTGTGAAATGTTAGGTTCTGAGCCTGTTGAGTCTGAAATTCCTGTTGAGTTTGATGATTTTCCATTTGAGATGCAGCAAGCCTTTGCTGTATATAGAATGTTGCGAGATGAGTGGGATACCATGAACGGCAACTATTTAGGAAAGTCACTTATAGGTATAAAAGACTTGTTGGAAGCAACAGAAATTGATTTAGAAGATCAAAAGTTCATTGTTGTGTTAGTACGCATGATTGATCAAGTCAGGTCTGATGAAATCAATAATAAGTTAAAAACTGAAAAACCCGCTAACTAAAAATTAGCGGGTTTTTTTATGTTCAAAATTTTTTGGTTTGACATTTCATGGGTTAAGTGATATAATGGTCTCTAGTTAATTTAACAAAAAATTTTCGCCACCAATCCAGCAAGGAGTACAGATGGCAAATCAAGTAAAAATCGACCTAAGTGTCGAAGACTCACGCGGTACGCTAGCCAAACGTACTGCACAAACTAGAGCTCTAAACAAAGAGCTAGAAACAACCCAAAAACTATCAACAGGTACTCGTACAGGCAGTAGCGCCGTACGAGCAAGCTACAGTTCTGCAATGAGTGGGCAAGACTACGGCCAGGCTCGCGGTAGCATGAGTGCAACAGGTGCAAGCGGTCGAGATTTTGCAAACCAAGCCCAAGGCCTAGGTGGTTTAGTTCGCCTATATGCAACATACGCTGCTAACTTATTTGCTGTTAGCGCTGCATTTGCTTCGCTTCGTGAAGCAATGAATACCAGCATGATGATACGTGGCTTAGATCAACTGGGAGCCGCCAGTGGTGTAGCTATGGGCGGTTTAGCTAAACAGTTTGCCGCAGCAAGCGACGGCGCTATTAGTCTACGAGAAGCCATGGAAGCTACCGCTAAAGCTACTACAAGTGGTTTAAGTAGTAAACAATTTATGGAGTTAGGTCAAGTAGCCAAAGGTGCTAGTCAAGCACTTGGTGTAAACATGAGTGACGCAGTAAGCCGTCTAACTCGTGGTATTACTAAACTAGAGCCTGAATTGCTAGACGAATTAGGTATATTTACTAAAGTAGGTAAGGCTACCGAAGACTATGCTCGTAAGGTTGGTAAATCAGTAGATAGTTTAACAGACTTTGAAAAGCGCCAAGCTTTTGCTAATGCAGTGCTTGCAGAAGGCAAGCAAAAATTCAGTGAAATTGCTCAGGAAAGTAATCCCTACGATAAATTACTAGCCAGCTTAAAAAACGTAGCGCAAGGAATTTTAGAAAGTATTAATACTGTAGTTGGCCCTATAGCTAAGTTGTTTGCAGATAGTACTGCACTTATTGGTGTAGCTATAGCCGCAGCCGCTGTAAAGATAACACAACAAGCTTTACCTGCCTTAACTAGCTGGCGGAATGGTATGAAGTTAGCAGCTGAAGAAGCTGCTAAACGAGCACAAGAAATTAATACAAGCTTTGGCGAAGCTTTTGTGGCGAGAGCGCAACAACGAGCACGTGTTCCACAACTTCAAGATGCGCTTAAAGCCGCAGAAGAAGAATTTAAACAAGCTAAGCGCCAATTTGTAGAATTAGATAATATATACAAAAGACCTAACGATACGTTAAGAGCCTTGCAAAAAGACAGGTTACTGACTGAAAGAGAATTATCTGGAATAAAGTCTGACGTAACAAAAAAGACTAATGAAAATACTTCTGCAAGTTTACAGCACGCATCCAGCCTTGTAAAAATACAAATGGCTCAGCAGAAGATATTAGATATTACTAATCAACTTACTGTTGCTAATGATATTGTAGAAGAACAATCAAGTAAAAGATCTCGTCGTGGTAGTGAAGAATGGCAGCGTGAACAGCTAGTAATCGACTCACGAGCAAAAGCCGCCAAGCTAGGATTATTGAGCGGTGTTGGTGAGAGAGTAGAACAAAAAGGTCTAAGAGAAGGTTTAGGCGGATTTTACTCTGATACTATGGCAAATAAAGACTTAGGCAGAGTAGATAAATTTAAAACAGTAGTAACTGGTACTTTTGCAGGTATTGGAACAGCAGCAGGTATTCTTGGGAAATCTCTGATGGGTGCCTTTATGTACTTAGAGATTGCTCTTGTTGCATTTGCTGGGCTGAATTCTATGTTTTCTAAAAACGGCGAAGCTGTAGATGCTTTTAGAAGTTCAATGGATGGTTTAAGCGAAGCTACAAAAACCGCTACTAACGTTAGTGAAAAGTTCGGAAATACTTTAACAACCGAAAGTATAAATGCAAAAGCAAATGCATTTACAAACTTAACTGATAGCTTATCACAAGTATCAAAAAGCCTAAGTGTAGCAGATTTATTAGCCAGCGGCTGGGATAAATTTTTAGATGGCTTTAAAACAGTTATAGGCACTGATTTACGATCAACATTCTCAAAAGGTTTCGTAGAGGCTATTTCCTCAGGAATTCAGTTAGCTCCAGAAGGTGAGATAAAGCAAAATTTAGAAGCAAAACTAAAAGGTCTTTTAGGTACAAAAGATTTAGGTTTAGAAGGTATTGCTAAAGCGGTGTCAAAAGTTCCATCAAAAGACCTAGTACAAACCGCAAGAAACGTAACTGATATACTACAAGAGAGTCGTAAAATACTTAGCAACAGTCAGGCACTGACTCAAGATGTTAAAGAAACAGGTAAAGCTGCAGAAACTGCATTTTTAAGTTTTTCTACAAGCGTATTTGGTAGCTCCCCATTACAAGCTTTCTTGCTGGCTACAACAAAAAATGTATATAGTTTAAAGAATGCGTTCAAAGATTCCACAGCTTCGGCAGCAGAATTTAAAAACATTATATCCGGCACTACTAAACTAGAGTTCTTACCAGAAGAACAGGCTACTCAGTTGCAATCTTTAGCTAATAACTATACTAGCATGCAGTATGGTTTAAAAGCTCAAATAAATGATTTAGATAAAACTCGTGATAAAATTAACGAAATAACTTCTAAATTACAGAATACAACATTTATGAGTACCGGTACATCTTCTGCTTTAGTAGCTGAAAGAGCCGCACTACAACAACAATTACCTAAATTACAATTAGATATTCGTCAAACTGAGTCCAGCTTAAAAGAGATAGCTGCTCAGGCAGGTAAAGTACTAGGCGAAGCAGCAGAAAAGCAAGTAGAATTAGTTTTCTCACAAACTAAACTACGTTTAGCTCAGTTGGATATAGGTTATAAACAACAAGTTATGCAGGGTCTCCCTGTAAAAACAGAGGCAAGTATAGCCGAAACTACTAAGTTAGCTAAAGATGCAATTAATACTGAGTTTGCACTAAAACAAAGTAATGAAAATTTAGTAAATTCTATAGACTTACTACGTATACAAATGGAGCTTAGAGCTGCACAGGAAAAAGTATCTACAGCCCGCGCAGAATCCAATCCTAATGTACGTGCAGCCTTGTTAGCAGAAGCTACTGCTGAGGAAGCACGTATTACTAATAAGTTAACGGCGTTAAAGTCAGGTAATATCAGTGAACTTCAAAAATACGTTAAAGAAGATCCTGCTGCTTTAAAAGCAATAATGAATTTAGAAAATTCCCGTATTGCTAATCAAGATAAGTTAAATAAACTAAAACTAGCTAGTATGAACGGCGAGTTAGAGCTACTGGCTCTAAGAGCAGATAAAGAAAAAGAAAGTATAACTAACGATATCACCAGACTTAATAATGAACAATCAAGATTTGATTTATTAAAAGACGGTACTAGCGAAGCTCAAAAAGCAGAAAAGGCAGCACAAACAGCTGCAGAGATTGCTTTAAAGAATGCTAGGTTAGCTCAGATACCTTTAGAGTTACAGGCTAAGCAAACAGATATTCGTAGTAAATACGGACTGCCTGCAGAAGTAGGTTACCAAACTCAAGAACGTTTAGCTGGTCAAATGGGGCAGGCAGGGGCTGCAGCTGGAGCAGCTGGAACAATCTCTTCTACTACCGCCAACACCAAAGCTCAAGTAGCTGCATATAAAGAACTAGCAGACATTGCTTCCAAAACTTACGAGATCGAGTCTTTAGCTTTATCAGATAGTTTAGAGAATCAAAAAGCAAGTATTGCAGCTGAAAGAGAATTACTTAATTTAGCAGCAACTACCGGAGCTTTAACAGAGCAGCAAGTAGCCGCTAAAACACGAGCTTTAGCTATTCAAGATGCAGAAATAGAGAGAGCCCAAAAACTAATTGATTTAGAAAAGTCAAGAACGTCTGAGCTTATTTCCTGGACTGCAAAATTAGTAGAGTTTGGAGCTACGCCAGAAATTCTAAAAGAACGTGATGCTATTTTAGCTCGTGACCAAGCAAATACTTCCGCTGCTGAACGAGATTACCAAAATAAGCTACGCTCGGCTAATATTACTGAAAGCCTGTCTTCAAGACAGGTGAAGTATGAGCAAGTGTTTAAAAACTCTTTTGAAAATATGGCAGATGCTATGTTAGAGTTTGCAAAAACAGGTAAGTTCAGTTTCAGTGATTTAGCTAATTCTATGATTGCAGAAATAGCTCGTATTGAACTACGTATGGCTACTAGTAATATATGGGCAGCTCTACGTCCTGGAATCGGTGATTTCTTGACTAAAGCAATTACTGGAGTAAGTGCTACAACGATGACAGGTTCCGAATCATCGGCAGAATTTTTAGCGGCTAGTGGATTTGCCAAAGGCGGTGCTTTTGACCATACGTTACAAGCATTTGCACAAGGTGGTACATTTACCAACGGAATAGTAAATTCACCAACACTATTTAAGTTTGCTAAAGGCACCGGACTAATGGGTGAAGCAGGTCCAGAAGCTATTATGCCTCTTACACGTGATAGCCAAGGTAACTTAGGTGTTCGTGCAGGCGGTAACAGCGGCGGTAACACAGAAGTTGTTATTAACAACTATTCTACGGTTCAAGCAGACGCTAAAGAAACCACAGATTCTCGCGGCAATCGCAAGATTGAGGTTACTATTGGCGACATGACTGCTGGAGAAATTGCTCGTAGCGGCAGCTCATCACAAAAAGCTGTTGGTAGTACCTTTGGCTTAAAGCCTCAACTAATTAGGAGATAAAATATGGCCTACTCTTATGTATGGCCAGCATCCTTACCCCAGTCTCCGCAAAAAGGTTTTGCGGAGACTGGTGGAGTTCTTATCCTAAGAACTCCAATGGACGCTGGGCCTGCCAAACAACGTCGCAGAGGTAGCAAACCTCAAGGATTACAGTTATCTTTTATAATGACCACTGCACAAACTCAAACTTTACAAGAGTTTATAGAAGACACAATAAGAGGTACTGCTAGATTTGGGTTTACTCATCCGAGATTAGGAACTACTGTAGAAGTTCGCATAGTGCCTCAAGGGGATGGAGAGCTATATACTTTCACTTATTTAGCTCCAGAATACTGGACAGTTAGCCTTAAACTAGAAATATTACCATGAGTCGTTTAACGTCAATGTCGCCCGGTGCGCTAAAAGCCGTATTTTCTCCTGATTCTGATGATGATTTAATTACACTACTCACAGTGTATGATCCTATGAATGATTCCGAAGTTATTGTAAGAATAGCAGATGGGTATACCAAACGTATATCCGAAACAAGCTCTGAAGTAATTTATGGGGTAACTAGCAATTTTGCAGATTTTGTATTTATCCCCATGCAGATATCTTTACCGTCGGAAGATGAAGCCCAGGCCCCCAGATGTTCTATAGTTTTACACGACGTAACTCGCCATATAACTCCAATTATTAGAACCATTACCGCACCTCCACGCATTAAGTTAGAACTAGTACTAGCAAAAACACCTAATATAGTAGAAGTATCTTTTTCTGACTTCTACATTAATAGTTTTAATTATAACTCAGACTCCGTTACTGCAAATTTGGCTATGATTGATTATGAGCGTGAACCGTTTCCTATGCATTCATTTACGCCAAGATACTTTCCTGGAATGTTTTAAAGGAATATTATGAATTTTGAAAAATATATTGGTATTCCTTACCTAGAAAAAGGTCGTGACGAATCTGGAGTAGATTGCTGGGGTTTAGTTCGTTTAATTTACAAAAATGAACTACAGATTGATCTGCCTAGTTTTAGTTCCGAGTATACTCAAACAGACACTGAGCGTATTGAGGATTTAATTGCACAGTACAAAGAAGGTTGGCAAGAAACCTCTGAACCTACTATTGGTTCTATTGTATTATTTCGAGTAATGGGTAATGAATCCCATGTTGGTGTAGTAATAAGCTCAACACATTTTATTCACGTTCGTGAAAATCAAGATAGTGTTATAGAATCATTAACTTCAACATCTTGGATTCGACGTAAAGTAGGTTACTTTAATTATTCTGAGAAAAAAAGCGCCGTACTAAATGCAGTGCCACATCCGCTAAGAACAGAGCGATACACTATTCCTGTAGTACCAGGAACTACGCTTAAAGTATTAGCAGAAGGTTTAATAAAAGAATACGGTATTGCTCCAGAACTAAAAAGCAAAATATCCGTAATGGTTAACGGAATGCTTATTCCACAAGAAAAGTGGGAAACAGTTATTCTAAAAGAAGGCGATGCCATAGAATATCGTGCAGTACCTACAGGCTCTGCCGGTCGTATGTTAGCTTTGGTTGCAGTTATGATAGTTGCCCCACAGTTAGCTGGAATGGCCGAGTTTGCTTATATGGGTACAGCAGGAGCTACTGTAGCTGGTTCCGCTGCGGTATATGCAACCGCATATGCAGCTACAGTTATTGCCGGCTCTTACTTAATAAACACTATTGCTCCAATTAGGCCGCCTGCAGAACCAAGAGATCCAGGTAGTTCAGAACGTCAATTAATGGTTAATGGTGGGTCCAATCAAGCCAATCCATACGGAGCTATACCTGTTATATTAGGTAAAGTACGTTCTACACCACTATTAGGCAGTACAAATTTTCTAACATATGAGAACGAGAGTGATAGCTATCTATCAATGCTACTAGTATGGGGGTACGGCCCACTAGACATTGATGAGGGTAGCCTTAGAGTTGGGGACGTTCCGCTAAATAGTTTTGATAATGTAACACAGATTACCCTAAATCGTAAAACTGAACCATCTGAGGACCGCCAAAGAGAGTTTGATTCTATTTATGGTAAGGATATCACACAGATAAATACCTCAGTAGAGTTAGTTTGTGATGGTAATCCAGAAACTGCAGTAGCTCCTGGACCTTGGTTTGAGGCAGCTACTGATATTGAGTATGATCCTATAACTCAAGCAGCTGTACCTGTTACTGCTGTGACAGTTGCCTTGCACTTTCCACAAGGGTTACGAGGAATCCGTGCTAGAGGCGATGCGTCAGGAGAATCTTTTGTAGTCAACGTTGGGTTTAATTTAGAATTCTCCATAAATAGTGGTGCTAGCTGGGCACCTTTAGACAGTTTTGGTCTAGGTTCTGACTCTCCAAAACGTGATGCATTTACTTACACTAAAACCTACTATAATTTAAATTATAGTAAAATGTTGGTTCGAGTGCGTAGAACCACAGGAGATAATGTAGAAGATAACCCAGATAATAGGTACTACTTTACGGCAGTATTGCAAAACGTAACCTTTTTGCGTAACAACAAACCAGCACTGGACCCTGTTGGTGCAAAAATAGCAAAAACGGCTTTTAAAATAAGAGCTAACAAGCAGCTAAATGGCAATATACAGGGTATCAATGCTATTGTACAAACTTGGTGTAAAACTTGGAATGGGGTTAGCTGGGTAGATGGCGCAACAAGCAATCCAGCAGCACTAATGCGATATGTATTAGAGCATCCCGCCAACCCTCGTAAAGTCATAAACGCTAACTCACAAATTAACTTAACGCAACTTCAGTACTTCTACAACTACTGCCAAGCACGAGGATTTGAGTATAATGGCGTACTAGGTCAGTCCCGTAGTGTACTTGAAGTTATCCGAGATATATGTGCAGCAGGCCGAGCAAGTCCCGCATTAATTGATGGCAAATGGACGGTTATTATTGACGAGGCAAAGCCTAATGTTATACAACACTTTACTCCACATAATAGTTGGGGGTTTGAGGCATCAAAAGCACTTCCAAAGCGACCTGATGGCTTAAGGGTTACCTACTATGACCAAGATCGTGACTATCAAGAATCTGAAATTATTGTATATGAAATTGGAAAAAATAGTGGTAATGCAAGCTTGTTCGAAAGTATTACATTACCAGGAGTAACTAAAAATTCTCTAGTAATTGACCACGCCCGCTGGCATTTCGCACAAATGAAGTTACGCCCTGAAATTTATTCTCTAAACTGTGATATTGAATACTTGGTGTGTAACCGCGGTGATCGTGTAAAAGTAATGCACGATGTACCAATGTGGGGGCTAGGATCTGGTCGCGTTAAGAGTCGAATTTCGGATACTGTATTAGAGCTTGACGAAGACGTACCTATGCAGTTCGGAGTATCTTATACTATTCGTTTTAGAAGTGTTACAGGATCTAGCGTAACAAGGACTGTTGTTAGCCCGCCGCAGGATGGGTACTATAATACCATTACACTAACAAATGCAATAAGTGCTTTAGATGCCGGTCCCGGAGATTTATTCTTATTTGGTTCATTAAATCAAGAAGCACAGGATTTAATTGTTTTAAGTATAGAACCTTCAAACAATAACACAGCACGAATTACACTAGTAGATTACGGTGTAACTCCAGAATATAATATTTTTAATGACTATCTTACATTAAGTGCCTCTACTGTTTTTGAAGCGCAAATTACTTTACCACCTTCTTTGCAAGTAGATGCTTTTAGTAATAAAATACCACAAATTACTGGATTTCTAAGTGACGAATCCGTAATGGAGCGCGTGTCTAAAGGTATTTTTAAATATAATATTAATGTAGCTTATGTTAATGCTTTGCAGCTACCTACCAATACTGAGTCTATTGAAATAGAATATGACTTGGTTAGTTCAGAAATCAACGTAAATACAAAATCTGTAATTGTACCATTTCAAAAAGGTTCTGGTAATATTGGGGATGTAAAAGAAGGCGAAACGTACAAAGTACGCATGCGTTATGTTGGTACTAATGGCAAAACAGGAAAGTGGACTGCATACTCTACACATACAGTAGTTGGAAAAATCAACCCTCCTTCACAGGTTACAGGGTTTAAGGCAGAAGCGGATAGGTCCAGTGGACAAATAAAACTATCTTGGGGTGAAAACTTAGAGCCTGATACTTATACTTACGAAGTCCGTAAAACAAACACTGAATGGGGTCTAGATAATAACAACCGTGTATTTTTTGGAGACAGTGTAAGCGCATTTACTCAATATATAAACAACAGTCCCACAATTTACTACATAAAAGCAGTAGATAGTTCAGGTAACTATAGTTTATTATCTAGTAGTGCTACTTTTATTACCGCAAGCTTACAAAACATAGTAAACTTAGAGCACTCATATTATGATACATCTCTAACAAATGCTACTGTTATCTTAACCTGGTCAGAAGTACCAGTTCAGCAGTTTGATGTTGCCTACTATGAGATATCTTATATTGATGGAGTAGAGGCTGTAGTAAATACGGTTAAATCTAATACTATTACTTTACCAGCTAACTGGATAGGTAATAGAGCCTTTACCGTTAAAACAGTAGATATACATGGTAATAAGTCTAGTGGTTATACTGGAAATATAACTAAACTAGCCCCTAATCCTGTAACCGATTATCGTGCTCAGGTAATTGATAATAACGTTCTACTATATTGGGTGAATGGAGAAAAAACAAGCTTACCCATTGCTCACGTATTGCTTAAGAAAAGTATACCTACTGGAAATTGGCAAACTGCGTCAGTAGTAGGAACAAAAAGCGGAGAATTTACTAGTATTAGTGAATTAAGCGGAGGAGAGTTTATTTATTGGTTAGCCGCGATAGATACCGACGACCGCGAATCTACTCCAGTTCAGATACCTGTTACCGTATCGCAACCTCCTGATTTTAAATTTACTGCCGAATTTATTTCTACTTTAGAAGGTACACTGTCCAATGCTAAGTCTTACGCAGGAGAACTATTCCTACCCGTAAATACATCAGAAACTTGGAGCAGTCACTTTAGTTCTAATAGCTGGAGTACACCGAGTGCGCAAGTAGCTGCCGGATACCCTATTTTTATACAGCCAGGTACTACCGACGGATTTTATGAAGAGATTTTTGACTACGGTACTATGTTATCCAGCAGTCAAATAACTTTAAATAGTATAGAAACAGATGTAGCTGGCAGTACTACTAGTTCTACTGCAATATACACTAGTGCTGATGGGGTTGCTTATACTAATATAGGCTCTACTGGCGGGTTCGCAACAAATTTTAGGTTCTTAAAGATTCGTATAAATGTATCACAAAATACAGTAGGAAGTATAAGAAAGATAAGCGATTTACGGGTGCGCTTAGATTCTAAGCAAAAATCAGAAGCTGGCTATGCCGTAGTGCCCGAAGCCGGAAAGATCGTTAACTTTGATGCAGAGTTTATTGATGTGCAGTCAATTATTCTTACACCATCAGGAACAGTTCCTGTAATTTCCGTATATGATTTTAAAGATGAGGTCGTTACTGGAACTTACACAATTACTTCAAATATTGCAACTATAACTGCTGTTAACCATGGTTTAATTGCTGGACAAAAAGTTAGATTATTCTTTACAACTGGTAACGGCATTCCTGGAGTGTATGTTATACAGAGTATAGTAGATGCCAACTCCTATACAGTAAATATGCTTGTAGCAAATACTAGCGGTAATGTAACTACTTATCCAAATAGTATGGTTATATATAGTTTTACATCTAACACTGGGGTAGCTGTTGCATCTACTACTTCTTACCAAATTAAGGGCTATTAAAAATGGCAAATCATAATTTACCAACTCTAACAAGTACATATGCCAATTTCGTAACTGAAATGGATGCACGTATGGATGATATTTCCATAGGATTTGATCCAGCTCTTACAACTGCTACTAATATAGCTACTGGCACAGTCCGTTGGGTTTCCGCAAGTAATAAATGGGAAAAATGGTCTGGATTAACGTGGGCAGATCTAGCTGCCACTTACGCGATCAACATAAGTGGCAGCGCTGCTACTGCTACTCAACTAGCCAATTCTAGAAATATAAACGGCGTTGCTTTTAACGGCAGCGCCAATATTAGCATTAACTTAAATAACGCTTTAACTATTAATAATGCGGGATCGGGAGTAGCTAGTGGCAGTACTTTTAATGGAAGCGCCGCTATTACTATTAGTTACAACTCTGTTGGAGCTCCAAGCGTATCTGGTGCTAATGCCACAGGTACTTGGGGAATTAGCATTACTGGCAATGCTGCTACCGCAACTACCGCAAATTCTGTTACGAATGGTGTATATACTACTGGCGATCAAAGCATAGCCGGTGTTAAAACTTTTACCAGCAGAATAGTAGGAAAGACAGGTGGTACTGACACTACTGCCTCGATAAGTATACCTACTACTGGTGGTAGTTTTGCCAGTATGTACTCAACTAGACGAGGTACTCCCTACCAAACTTCTGTAGTACATACTGGATCTTCTTATGCACCATCACTTGGTATTCAATATGAGTATACTGGAACATACTTAGGTATCTATAGTATAGGGCATCTAACTTTAGGTGCTTCTAATCCAGGAGCCTTTGCAATACATCATATAAATAGTGCTAATACAGAAGATAGGTCTTGGACTTTTGCAGGAGCTACAGGGGACTTTACTTCTCCTGGTAACGTTACCGCATACTCAGACGAAAAACTAAAAACAGAGTGGAATACACTTCCAGACAACTTCATACAATTACTTGCAAATGTAAAAAATGGTACATACACTCGTGTAGATACCAAAATACGTCAAGTAGGTGTAAGTGCTCAAAGTTTAAAAATAGCAATGCCAGAGGCAGTAGTTGACGGTGAAACTTTGTCTGTAGCTTACGGCAATGCAGCACTGGCTGCTGCAGTAGAATTAGCTAAAGAAGTCTGCGAACACAAAACAGAAATTAATATGCTAAAAGAACAGGTTAATTCGTTAAATAATAAACTTAATGATTTACTAGCTAAAGTGCCATCTAATTAAAACTTAAGATACCTACCCCCAAAAGGGTAGGTATTTTTTTGTGTTGTCAAAACTATGCTCTTGTGATATAATAGTACAAATTATTTATGGGTATTCGTGTTTTTTCGGCTAACGACCCTAAACCGTTAAAATCGCTAAAATCCCTGAAACCATTAAATACAACACTAACATCCTGCTGGTAAATGAGGAGACACATTATATGTTAGAATTAAGCCCGGAGAGTGTGATTCAAGTACTCGGCATGGTGGCATTAGCAGTTATTGCAGTTTTTGTTGGTGTGCAGAAATTGCGAAAAGATTGGCAGACCACTAACGCTGAAAGCTCTATTATCTCATTAATGCACACTGAGCTAGAGCGTATGGCTCAGCAAAATACTCAACTTAGCACGGAGCTAGGAAGACTGCACAACGAAGTAATCGCACTAAATCATCAACTGCAGAAACTAACAGTTGAAAATCAATGTTTACAAGCAGAAGTTATTGCTCTTACACGAGAAGTAGCTCGCCTGCAATCTGTGCTACATAAAGGAGAACCAGATAACAGCACCAATTAAATTAAACTTAAAACTATATCAAGGCAGCACTTTTAAACAAATATTGCGTTGGGAATCGTCTACAAAAGTATACGTACCTATTACAAATATAACAAAAAGTGCTCCACTGGTAGTAACCGCAGCTAGCCACGCCATTCCAGTTGGTTGGAGAGCTCGCGTAACAAATGCTGGCGGTATGAAAGAAGTCAATGCCCTAGACTACCAGATAGCTACATCAACAACTTCAGACACCGTTACATTTAACCAGGTAAATTCTCTTGGATTTACCACATACACAAGCGGTGGCGTCCTAGAGTATAACCAACCCGTTTCATTAACTGGACTAGTAGCACGTATGCAAATACGTGAAAAATTAGGTTCGCCAATAGTACTACACGAATTAACTACGCAAAACGGTGGCGTTGTTTTTGATAACGAGTACAAAACAATTACCATTACTATTCCTGATAATATAACAGCAGGCTTCACATTTTCCAGCGCAGTGTATACGCTAGAATTTGAGGATTTAAATGGTGAAACGTCTACCTTTGCAAAAGGCAATATAAGCCTGGAAAAAGAGGTAACACGTTAATGGAAAAAATACTGGTAGCAACCGAACAAGGTGTACTAGCCAATCCAGATAACCCTCTGGAAAAAGTTCTAGTATCCGAGCAGGAAGTAGTAGTAGTTAGCAGTGATTCTACAAGCGTTGTAGTTACTGGAATCATGGGACCACCAGGTTTTACCAGTATTACTAATGCTTCCGATATTGACAAAACAGGGCTAACAGATGGAGCAACTTTGGTTTATAAAGCCGAAACAGCTATCTGGAGAGCCACAAATAAATTAGATAACCAGATACTTGAAGCTGGTCAATTTTAAAGGAATGATACAATGGCATCTCTTATTAAGATAAAAAGATCAGAAGTATCCGGTAACCCTGCTATACTGGGTGCTGGTGAGTTAGCGTACTCTGGTTTAACAGACAACGGCTCTAACGGTGGAGACAGACTATACATTGGTATGGGTACTGAAACTTCCGGTAATGCTGTTAACCACGTAGTAATCGGTGGTAAATATTTTACGGACCAAATTAATGCTGCTACAGCAGCAAATACAGCAAGTACCATAGTAAAGCGTGATGCTAGTGGTAACTTTGTAGCAGGTACAATTACTGCTGCACTAACCGGTAATGCCTCAACTGCAACAAAGTGGGCTACCGCACGTAACTTATCTCTAACAGGTGACGCAACGGCTACCTTAAGTAGCGTAGACGGAAGTGCTGCGGTAAGTGCAGCACTTACGCTAGCAACTGTAAACTCGAACGTTGGTAGTTTTGGTAGTACTACTACTATTCCTGTTGTTACAGTTAACGCAAAAGGTTTAGTCACAGCAGTTAGTACTGCAAGCATTAGTACTACATTAAACGTAGCCGGTTCCACAGGTACCGGTACAATTGCACTAGCAACAGATACACTAACAATTGCCGGCGGCACTGGTGTTACTAGCATCTACAACAACACTACTAAGACCACTACACTAAGTATCGGTCAAGCAGTTGGTACTACAGATAACGTAACATTTAACAACGTAACAGTTAATGGATCGCTAAACAGTGATGATATTACGGCTGCTAACATTAGCGTAGCTGGTAATG